CTAGAAAGCGCACGGATTTCCGGTCATCGTTTCGAAACGCTCAATTTTCCTGAGATACGATTGACCGTGCTCCTCATGTTTACCTTTCAGCTTCCACCATAACTCTTTCAGTTCCGACAATTGGCGTTTGTCCGTTGGTTTTGAAAGCCATTCCTTTGAGTGATGGTTATATTGAGTATGCTTTTCAAAAGCCATCGCCTCGCTTTTCTTGTCGAACTTCCGACGGATGCGTTTTCCGTTACGCCCGGTCGGTCTAATGTCCACTTCATATCGACCATCATCGAGCTTTTTAACAGACATAAAGCCTCCCGATGATGTTACTGCGTACTTCAATTTCCTGATTTAAATAGCAAAAACTCAAAGTGCATTTACTGCACAAATAAGCGCCATAAATAGTTAGCCAGTTTTCTGGTCTGAGTGGGATGACGTTGTTGTCTGCTGCCCAAAGTGCGCGAGAGCCGGTGCAATCTGCCCAGCTTCGGGTGTTATTTGATCAGTCATAAACCACATGGTGTATTTCGTGAAGCGCGGATGCTGGAGGATTTTCATGATTTGCTCGACTCCCGGCTTTTTGTCACCGGCTTCATAACTGCAAAAAGAACCGTAAACGATTCCAGTTAACTCACTGAATTGTCGCCTATTTAACCTTTCTGACTCTCTTATCAGCTTGATTTTTTCATGGATCTGTATTGACATAAAATCACCTATAGTTGAACATTATCACCTATCGTAGATTTAACTAGCCGATAGATGAATCACCTTTTAGAGCAACTAAACCCTATTTAGAGCAATTAATCACACTAAAGGAGAATCGTAGCAGATGACTAACCAGCTTGTAAGCAGAACAGATGCGGTTCCATATCAGGAATTTGCCCGTCTTATTGGTAAAACCCCCGCTGCAGTCAAAGGCATGATTGAGAAGGGCAAGCTGCCTGTATCTGCACGCTCGATGACGGCCGTAAAAAGGGCTACCGTTTCCAGATGGATTTAAACGACGAGGACAGTGTCGACATTAGCATCAGCCTGCAGCTCACCGAGCGCACCCTCATCAAAGAGGAAAACGGCGCGCTGCATGTCAGCTATGCGCCGGAGCCGCCACTGCCTGAGCCGGTAACGCGGCCGAAAGAGCTCTATATTAACGGCGAACTGGTGAGCAAATGGGATGAGTGACTTTAAGCCTTTTGACAACCAGCTCGCCGGGCTGCTTGCTGCCCTGTCACCCGCAGGGCGTCGCAAGCTTGCCGGAGAGATAGCGAAGCAACTCAGAACGGCGCAACAGCAGCGTATCAAACAGCAAAAAGCTCCGGACGGCTCACCGTATCTGGCGCGAAAACGTCAGCCGCTCAGGGCAAAGACCGGGCGGATTAAACGGGCTATGTTTCAAAAACTGCGCACTAACCGGTACATGAAAGCCAGCGGCCGTGAAAATAGTGCAGTGGTTGAATTTACCGATAAAGTGCAGCGCATCGCGCGTGTCCATCAGTACGGTCTTAAAGACAGGCCGAAACCGCGAGTGCATGTCGTGACATACGCAGAAAGACAATTATTAGGTCTGTCTAAGAATGAAATTCAATTAATAGAGTTTTTAGTAATAAACTATTTAGAGATGTTATAGTTCCTTGAGCCTCTCTAATAATGAAAGGCTCAGTGTTATTTTGACTATCTAAACATGAGTTTTAAATTGTGTGTTCATCATTTTCGTAATGCACGCTAGGGTAATAATCTTTATAACGTATGCCGAAAAGTTGCTCGCCAGGCAGGTTTTTTATTAAGTTGTATTTGGTTATGAATTTTTGCTGGCTCTTATTGTCACTTGACATCTCAGGTGATAACTCCCATTTCATTCCAATATTTGATAGGCTGTTTACTAAAAGTAAAGCTTGCTCATAAGTTGAAAGTTGGGCTCGCAACATTTTCCCATAACCATAACGGCGCTCATTGCTTAAAAAAGGAGTGTTATCAAGATATTTATAGCTCTGGTATAGATGTCTAAAATAATGACCCAATCGGAATTGATGTCCACCATAATATTTTTCATATGGCAAATGCATATCTAGGTTGGCAGCGAAATCTGATAGGGAAAGCGTTTTTTCAGGGTGCTTCCTGTTTTTGTAAAGCTCATCAATTAATGCTTTAAGACGCTCAAGATCTAGATCTCTTATTGTTTTCCAATTATGGAATCTGGAGATGTTTGTTTTTTTCGGCTTAAGCTTTATGAAGTAGATGAGCTTATAGTAATAAATTGAATTGTATTTTTTACGGAAGAGATTCTTTAAAAATATTTCACCCTCTTCGCCAACTCCGTAAAAAACCATGCAGTAGGCAATGTCAATTCTGGCTAGATCAATTGGGTTGGCGGTGAGGTTGTTTTTTTCAATTATGTCATTTAAATGCTCTAGGTGTTTTTTAGTTATGTAATCTTTGGGGTTTTTGGAGTTTGAAAACTTACAAACTTCTCTGTAACACTCAATAAACTCCTTAAATATGACTCGCATAACTTGTCTGTTTTCATATTTATCAATCTCTTGCCCAAGTGTAACGTTATATCTTAATTCACTAACGTTATCTCTATGTAACCTAATCATTTCAAAAAACACCGCTTCAAAAGCAGATCTTTTGTTTTCTTTAGATTGCTCTTGAAATGTTAAATATATTAAAAATGTTCCTGCTAGTGCGAATAAAGTCCCAATGACGCCACCTACAAAATCCCCAAACTGGCCTGTAACTGTATAGTCTGTTTTAGAAGATGGCCATATCGAGTACCCATCAATGCTGGATTTGAACAGGAAGTAGCCAAATATTAATAATCCTATAACGACGAATAGGATGGAAGAAATCTTAATCGATTTGTTCATTTGTTTATTCTCTTTTTGTCTCTTCTATGTGCGGGGTTTATATTCTTATACAGAAACAGCCTTATTGTCTATGATGGCGATGTGTTTATGTACACTAAAGTATTCGAGTTGTTTACAGCAATGTAGTGTTTAAGAATCAAAAATTCAGCTGCACTTCCGTACCACAACAGTTGTTTCATTCCCTACAAAACGCTGCTCAGTTGTTGCTGGCCTTACTCAATGACAAGCTGACCACATGAATAATTTAAATTCTCTTCAGGAAATCGCACGCGCGATCCGAAACCTTATCCGCACCGGCATTGTGACCGACGTTGCCCTCGACGAGGGGTTGTGTCGCGTCCAGACCGGCGGCATTGAAACCACCTGGCTGAACTGGCTAACCTCTCGCGCCGGTCGTTCCCGCACGTGGTGGGCTCCCTCAGTCGGTGAGCAGGTGTTATTGCTGGCCATCGGTGGCGAGCTCGATACGGCCTTTGTGCTGCCAGGCATTTTCTCTGATGACCATCCCGCGCCGTCTGCTTCGCCCGATGCGATTCACGTCGCCTTTCCTGACGGGGCGGTTATCGAGTACGAGCCCGAAAGCGGGGCGCTCACCGTGTCCGGTATCAAAACCGCCGACGTCTCCGCGTCGGATTCCATTACGGCCACCGTGCCGGTGGTGCTGGTGAAAGCCGAAACCCGCATCACGCTCGATACGCCCGAGGTGGTATGCACCAACAAGCTGACGACCGGCACGCTCGAAGTGAAGAACGGCGGGAAGATGTCCGGGAACATCGAGCACACCGGCGGGGCATTTACCTCAAACGGCGTGCAGGTGGATGACCACGATCACGGCGGCGTCGAACGGGGCGGAAGCTGGACGGAGGGCACTAAATGACGGTGCGTTATCTGGGAATGAACAGCCAGACCGGCCTCAGTATCTCTGAGGTCGAGCATATCAGGCAAAGCGTTCGTGACATTCTGGTCACGCCGATAGGCTCGCGTGTCATGCGTCGTGAATACGGATCCCTTCTGTCAGCGCTGATTGACCAGCCTCAGAGTCCGGCGCTACGGCTACAGATTATGGCCGCGTGTTATTCCGCGATCCAGAAGTGAGAACCGCGCATCAGCCTGACGGCCATCACCTTTGAGCGGTCGGAGACCGACGGCGGGCTGTATGTCGATATCACCGGCACGCGCTCGACCGGCGGACAGTCCTTTTCCCTCACCATTCCACTGAGTTAAACGCTATGGCAATTGTTGACCTGAACCAGCTCGCCGCGCCCGATGTCGTGGAAGTGCTGGATTATGAGAGCATCCTGAGCGAGCGCAAGGCAACGCTCGTCTCGTTATACCCCGAAGAACAACAGGAGGCCGTCGCGCGCACCCTGACGCTCGAATCAGAGCCGATTGTTAAGCTGCTGCAGGAATACGCCTACCGGGAAGTTATCTGGCGACAGCGCGTCAACGAGGCCGCGCGTGCGGTCATGCTGGCTTACGCTGCTGGGAGCGACCTCGACCAGATAGGGGCAAATTCCAACGTCCCACGACTCGTTATTACCCCGGCAGACGACACGACGTTTCCGCCCACGCCAGCCGTGATGGAATCGGACACTGACTATCGCCTGCGTATCCAGCAAGCCCCTGAGGGGCTAAGTACCGCAGGCTCAACCGGCGCATATCAGTTTCATGGCCGCAGCGCCGACGGGCGTGTCGCGGATATTTCCGTCATCAGTCCCGAACCCGCGTGCGTTACCGTGTCGGTGCTGTCGCGTGAAAATAACGGCGTGGCCTCTGACGAGCTGCTCGCCATTGTGCGCACTGCGCTTAACGACGAGGACGTCCGGCCGGTTGCCGACCGCGTGACCGTGCAGTCAGCAAAAATTGTCGACTATAAAATCACCGCGTCGCTTTACCTTTACCCCGGTCCAGAAAGTGAGCCGGTGCTCAGTGCAGCAAAAGCAAAGCTAAGCGCGTTATAG